AGCAGACATGCTTATGTTTCATACACAGTATGGAACTATTAAAGTTAAATATCAAGAAGGCCACGATGATCAGAAAGTATTTAACAATTGGTCTCTACAAATTTATGACAGAGCTAGAAATATGAAAGTTGATCCTGTGTGGCTTTACAAACAACAGTCTAGAAAAGCTGTAAGGTTGCAGCAGTTCAAATCAATTATCAATGGTTACGAAGAGTTTAAAACAATGGAACTGGAGAACGGCCAACGGACACCTGACAGATTAGATTTTACTGACATGGTGCAAAAGTTTATTGATGATGGTGTATCAATACCATTTAAAGTATTGATGGTAGATGAAGCTCAAGATCTTACACCTTTGCAGTGGGACCTTGTTGTAAAATTAGCAAAGGCGGTAGATAGAGTTTACATAGCAGGTGATGATGACCAAGCTATCTATGAATGGAATGGTGCAGACGTAGAATTATTTCAAAACTTTCCTGGTAGATCTCTGGTATTAAAGAAAAGTGTGAGGTTAAATAAAAATATACATCACTTCTCTAATTGTATTTTAAAATCAATGGGGGACAATCGTGTTGAAAAAGAATTTTATTCTAATGGTAAAGAAGGTGCAGTGTACAGGTGGGGTGGTTTGAAAAAAGTGCCTTGGGATATGGATGGTGATTGGATGGTTCTTGCTAGAATAAACGATGTGAAGAAGGAGCTGCAGCAGGAAGCAAAAGATTTAGGTTTGTATTATCAAGACCAAAAGAACAACAAATCATTTGACCCGAATCAATATCATGCAATAAATTTTTGGGAGTCTATTTGTAATGGTGGCAGCATCAGCAGAGAAGAAGCAGTAACAATGTATGAGTATTTGTTAAACATAGATCACGGATACCGGTCATCTGACAGTAAAAAATGGAGCTTTGCCCACCCAAACCAAGTATTTAATTTTGATGAATTACATCTCAGATGTGGTATGAGAGATGAAAAAGGACCATGGCAAGAGGTATTCAAAAGAAAATTCAAAGACAAAGATAAATTATATTTTAATAAACTTATGAAAGCTGGTGTAGATTTAAACTTACCACCTAAAATTATTATAGATACAATACACCAAGTCAAAGGAGGTGAGGCTGAAAATGTTGTGCTTGCAAGCAAATGTAATTTTCCATCACACTTTGATAAAAAAAATTTAGCTGACAAAGTTAAAGAGCTTAGAGTTTGGTACACAGGAGTTACAAGATCTAAGAACACCCTGCATTTATTGGGTACATACCATCAATACAACTTTCCATTAGGAAAGTATTATAAACAATACGAGGCAACTTATGACAGATAAAGACATGTTCGATGATGTATTTCCTCAAGGAAGACAGGTAGGTGGATCCCACTACGTTCATTTTACCATTCAACCCTATGAATTCATTGCAAAGAATGATTTAACATTCTTCCAGGGCAACGTAATAAAATACGTTTGTAGATACAGATTCAAAAATGGAGTCGAAGATCTAGATAAAATAATTCATTATTGTGAATTAGAAAAACTAAAACTACAGGATGAAAAGAAAAAGAAATGATGTACGTATTGTCATTATCAATAGTGGTAATGATATATGCTTTAATATGTGTGTTGTTATATTTTTGGGATAAAGAAAAATGATTATAGCTGGTATAGGAATGGGCCATTTAGCTTCAGTAACTCTGATGCAATATGGTAAAATAATTTATTACAACGAAGAAAGAAAACTATCTAGAGTAAAAGACATAGGTGGTATTCCCTACAGATGTTTGGATCAAATAAAACAATTAGGATATAAAATTGATCTAGCATATTCTACTTCATATAATCTTGAGATAATAGAAACAAATAACTTAGTAAATTATTTACATTTCATTAAACTTTACGACAAAGATCTTATTACTTTAGACCAACCACACCATGTATCACATGCCATAAAAGCTTTTATTGATTCAGGTTTTGATGAGGCAAGAGTTTTTGTAGTAGATGGAAGAGGAAGCTATTGGCCTGGTGTAGGTAATGAAGTCTGCTCAATTTACGACATAAGTAAAAAAGACTTAGTCTGTGTGTTTAAACAAATTTACAAATACAATTGGTCAAACCAAAGACCAGGAGATGCCATTGGTATTACAAAAGACACTGTGTTTAATGTTTCTGATAAAGTCCACCTGGGTGAGTTCTATGCAAAAATATCTGAGAAGTTTGGATATAAAAAACAAGAAGGTAAATTTATGGGTTATCAATCCGCAGGTAAGATTGATTATGCTCTACTTGAAAGTATTCCAAATTCATTAACATATGAAGGAATAAAAGAATTACCTGTAACTCAAGATGCTGCTAGAACATATCAAGCATTCTTTGAAAGAGAAATTAAAAATTTAGTTATAGAAAATAAAAAACCAAACATGGTATTTACCGGTGGATCATTCTTAAACGTTATAAGTAATTATAAACTTCAAAGAACATTTACTGATTGTAAACTTTATTTTGAGCCTTTATGTGGTGATGAAGGTAATTCAATCGGTATTGCCTATCTAGCTCACCTGAGAGAAAAGTTTCCTATTGAGAGACTAAAGAATATTTATATTGGTCAAACCATAAAAACAAAACCTGAGCTGCTACGAGATGAAAGACTTATAGATAGATCTGTAGAACACATTGTTCACCTTTTGCA